GAGATCGGGCGCCGGCTGGCTTGCCTCCGCGACGCCGGAGGCGGTGGTTGAGTTTCTGGCCGGGCTGGATGACAACGCCCTGCTGGCCTTGCCCTGGATGTTCGAGTTCTGGGCCTTTCCGCATCAGCTGCCGCCCGAAGGAGCCTGGAGAACCTGGGTCGTCATGGGGGGGCGTGGTGCGGGCAAGACCCGGGCAGGCGCGGAATGGGTGCGGTCGGAAGTGGAGGGACCGCGTCCGCTGGACCCCGGTCGGGCGAAACGGGTGGCGCTGGTCGGCGAGACGGTGGATCAGGTCCGCGAGGTGATGATCTTTGGCGACAGCGGCATTCTGGCTTGTTCGCCGCCCGACCGCCGCCCGGAGTGGGAAGCCACGCGCCGCCGGCTGGTCTGGCCCAATGGCGCGGTGGCTCAGGTCTATTCGGCGCATGATCCTGACAGCCTGCGCGGACCGCAGTTCGACGCGGCCTGGGCAGACGAGCTGGCGAAGTGGAAGAAGGCAGGCGAAACCTGGGATATGCTGCAGTTTGCGCTGCGGCTGGGGAGCAATCCGCGACAGGTGGTCACCACGACGCCGCGCAATGTCGAGGTTCTGAAGGCAGTGCTGAAGAACCCCTCGACGGTGCTGACTCATGCGCCGACCGAGGCGAACCGTGCCTATCTGGCCGCAAGTTTTCTGGAAGAAATCCGCAGCCGGTATTCCGGAACCTGGATGGGGCGGCAGGAACTGGACGGTCTTCTGCTGGAAGAGGTCGAGGGCGCGCTGTGGTCTGCCGCGCAGCTTGAGGCGCTGCGCCTGCAGGATGCGCCACCCCTGAACCGGATCGTTGTTGCGATAGACCCGCCGGTGACAGGACATCGCGGGTCTGATGAATGCGGGATCGTGGTGGTGGGGGCAATCACCGAGGGGCCGCCACAGAGTTGGCGGGCCGTGGTGCTGGAGGATGCCAGTGTGAAGGCGGCAACCCCCCAGGGCTGGGCGCAGGCCGCGATTGATGCGTTCCACCGGCACAGGGCCGACCGGCTGGTAGCGGAGGTGAACCAGGGCGGGCAACTGGTAGAAAGCCTGATCCGGCAGGTGGATGCGCTGATCCCCTATCGGGCGGTGCATGCGGCGCGGGGCAAGGCGCAGCGGGCAGAGCCGGTGGCTGCGTTGTATGAACAGGGCCGGATACGGCACTTGCGCAGAATGGAGGCGCTGGAAGACCAGATGTGCCGGTTCGCGCGGCAGGGCTATGCTGGCAGCGGCAGCCCCGACCGGGTGGATGCGCTGGTCTGGGCGCTGACCGATCTGATGATTGAGCCTGCCCGCGCCTGGCACCGACCCGGCATCCGGCCGCTGTAGACCGGCCAAACACAAGAAAGCACCCCGGCGCGCTGCCCCGGCCTTTGCCGCCGGGCCGGTGCCGGATGACGCATGGCCGATGACAAAGGAGCCGTTTCACGATGAAATTTGACTTTCTGAGGCGCAGGCGGGCAGCGGGGCCAGAGACCAAAGCCTCGGCTACTGGCGCGCTGGTGACATTCCGGGGCGGAGGGCGGGCGGTGTGGAGCCCGAGGGATACGGTGTCGCTGACGCGGACAGGGTTTCAGAGCAATCCAGTGGCCTTTCGCGCGGTGAAGCTGATTGCCGAAGCCGCCTCGGCGCTGCCGCTGATCCTGCAGGACCGTGAACGGCGCTACGAGACGCATCCGGTGCTGGAGCTGATCCGGCGCCCGAATGCGGCGCAGGGGCGCGCCGATCTGTTCGAGGGGCTGTACGGGTTTCTGCTGCTGTCGGGAAACGCCTATCTGGAGGCTGTGCCGGGTGGAGCGGCCCTGCCGGGCGAGTTGCATGTGTTGCGGCCCGACCGGATGAGCCTGGTTCCGGGGGCCGATGGGTGGCCTGCCGCCTATGACTATGCAGTGGGCGGGCGGACACATCGGTTCTCGATGGTGGGGGGACCACCGCCGATCTGCCATATCCGGGCCTTTCATCCGCAGGATGACCATTACGGCTTTTCGCCGATGCAGGCGGCGGGCGTGGCGGTGGATGTGCACAATTCCGCTTCAGCCTGGTCAAAGGCGCTGCTCGACAATGCTGCCCGGCCTTCCGGCGCCATCGTCTACCGGGGGGTGGACGGGCAGGGCAACCTGAGCGCGGATCAGTATGACCGGCTGGTGAGCGAGATGGAGAGCCATCATCAGGGCGCGCGCAATGCGGGCCGCCCGATGCTGCTGGAAGGCGGTCTGGACTGGAAGCCGATGGGCTTTTCGCCGTCCGACATGGAGTTCCAGCAGACCAAAGAGGCGGCGGCACGCGAGATTGCCGTGGCCTTTGGCATTCCGCCGATGCTGATGGGGATCCCGGGGGAGGCGACCTATGCCAATTACCAGGAGGCCCATCGCGCCTTCTACCGGCTGACGGTGCTGCCCTTGGCAGGAAAGGTGACGGCCGCAATCTCGCACTGGCTGTCGATGTTTACCGGTGAGGAGGTGGAGTTGCGCCCGGACCCCGATCAGGTGCCAGCCCTGGCGGCAGAGCGTGACCAGCAGTGGGCAAGGGTTGGGGCGGCGGATTTCCTGAGCCCGGCAGAAAAGCGGGCCGCCCTGGGCCTGCCACCGCTGGCGGAGGGCTGAGGATGCGGGAGTCAGGCGGCGGATCGCGGTTTCTGTATGAGAGTTTCGATGCGGCGGCGGCGCGGATCGAGGCGAATGAGCGGGTGGCGCAGGAACGCTGGGCCGCGCTGGAATTTCGCCTGAGCCAGATCGACGCGGCGCTGGAGCGGCTGGAAAAGCGCATCTGGGTGGGGGTCTACGGCGTGGCCTGCTTTCTGCTGGCGCAGATGGCCGAGGCCGTGATTGCGGCAGCGATGAGGTAGCAGCGACATGGATGAGAAGACACCGGCGGGCGCGCCGGAGCGAAAGTTCCACCGGCCCGAGGCCGGGATCACGGTGACGGAGGGATCGCGGGTTGAAGGCTATGCCTCGATCTTCGGGCGGCGGGATCAGGGTGGGGATGTGGTGGGGCGCGGGGCCTATGCGGCATCGCTTGCCGCCCTGGCCGCATCGGGGCGGCGGGTCAAGATGCTGTGGCAGCATGATCCGGCGCAGCCCATCGGGGTGTGGGACGAGGTGCGCGAGGATGCCACCGGCCTCTATGTCAAAGGGCGCATCCTGACGGATGTGGCGCGCGGGCAGGAGGCTGCGGCGCTACTGGCGGCGGGCGCGATCGATGGGCTGTCCATCGGCTATCGCACGCTGCGGGCCGAGCGGGATGCCAAGGGACAGCGGCTGCTGCAGGAGCTGGACCTGTGGGAAGTGTCGCTTGTGACCTTTCCCATGCTGGCCGAGGCGCGGGTACAGGCGAAGGCTGACGTGGCCGCCGGGGCTGACTGGAGCGGGCTGGCGCGGCTGTTCGAGCAGGCGCGCCGCGATCTGGCCGCGCGCTGACGCGGCCAAAACACGGGGGACAAGATGAGTGAGACAAAAACCCGGCCCGTGGCACAGCGCCCCGGTGCCGCTGGACCGGCTGAGCAGGTGACCGAAGCCTTGGCTGGTTTTCTACAGGAATTCAATTGCTTTCAAGCCGAAGTGACATCTGCGTTGCATCAACAGGAAGAGCGACTGACCATGCTTCACGCCAAGACGATGACCTATGGGCGCCCGGTGCTTTCGACCGCTGTCGAAACCGAGGAGCCGCACAAGAAGGCCTTCAACGCCTATCTGCGCCACGGTGATGACGAGGCGCTGCGGGGCCTGACGCTGGAAGGCAAGGCGCTGAGCACGGCCGTGGCCGGGGACGGCGGCTATCTGGTGGACCCGCGCACGGCGGATACGGTGAAATCGATGCTGGTTGCGACCGGGTCGATCCGGTCGATTGCCAGCGTGGTCACGGTCGACGCCTCGAATTTCGATGTGCTGATCGACCGGTCGGACGTGGGAACGGGCTGGGTGACCGAAACCGGATCGGTCAGCGAGACGGCGACACCGCTGATCGAGCGCATCTCGATCCGGCTGCACCAGCTTGCCGCGATGCCGAAGGCCAGCCAGCGCTTGCTGGACGACAGCGCCTTTGATGTGGAGGGCTGGCTGGCGGAAAAGATCGCCTCGCGTTTCATCCGGTCAGAGTCGGCAGCATTCGTGAATGGCGACGGCGTGGATAAGCCGAAGGGGTTCCTGCTGCCGGCCAAGGTTGCGAATGCCTCCTGGACCTGGGGCAGCCTGGGATATGTGGCCAGCGGTGCCGCAGCGGATTTCCCGGCGACAAACGCGGTCGATTGCATTGTCAATCTGGTCTACGCCCTTGCTGCACCTTACCGGGCCAATGCGACCTTCGTGATGAATTCCAAGACGGCGGGGGCCGTGCGGAAGATGAAGGATGCCGATGGCCGGTTCATGTGGGCCGACGGTCTTGCCGTGGCGGAACCGCCGCGCCTGATGGGCTATCCGGTGCTGATCTGCGAGGACATGCCCGACATCGCCGCCAATGCCCATGCGATTGCCTTTGGCGACTTCGCCGCCGGCTACACGATTGCCGAACGGACCGACCTGCGCATTCTGCGCGATCCGTTCTCGGCCAAGCCGCATGTGCTGTTCTATGCGACCAAGCGCGTCGGGGGCGACATCAGCGATTATGCGGCGATCAAGCTGCTGAAGTTTGCCCTGACCTGACGGCAGGTCGCGGCGCCGCCCCGGGGTTTGGGGCGGCGGCTGGCGCAGGACGCCATTGCGCGCTGCAGTCTTGGCCTTTCGGGAAGCGGAGAGAACCCCAATGTTGAATGAAT